TGTCTTGCAGAAACTTTTTTACTTTAGCATATGCATCACCTGTACATGTGACAGGTTTATCTAGTGTTTCCATTTGTCCCTGTTGTAACTCAGGAACTTCTTGCGGCAATTCTTGTCCCAAGTCTTGTCCGTAAGCAAACCCACCTAAGAAAGCGAGTGACCATAGCAATATAATTGCATAGAATGTGTTCTTCATATAGAAGTACCTCTCTTTACTTAATGGTCATGTTGAACGGCATGGTTATTCTATATTCATCTTCATTATGAGGCGGCATTTCATGCTCTAACCATCCTGAGAAAAAAACAACTTTTCCTTTCTCTGCATTTTCCATATAAGGTTCATGATTAAACAACTGAGGTCTAGGGTCATAAAAATTAGTGTGACCCATATTATCAAAATACACAATCGCACATAACATACTATCATCACCGTGATTGTGTTTAGGGTGCCAACATCCTTTAGGTACATAATTAAAGAAACTATTTTCTATGAGAACTCGTTTCTTGACTATACTCGTTGCTATTCGTTCAACATTAGCATTAACTAAACTAGAAAATGGTCCAACATTGTGAGTTGTTTCTAGTTCGGTATTGTATGTAGAGAAATACCAAGGTATACCACTCTCATTTTCGTTAGCATACTTTATCAATTCTTCTCTACATTTATCCACAAGGTCTGTGGGTAATGAATATTTATATAACTTCGTAGGAAAGAGATATATCTGCTCAATATCCGGTTGCTTCTCGGTATGCATTTCGCACTCCTATATACTGACCAATATAATCATCTCTCTTTACTACAAAGACCTGAGGTTCATCTCCCTCAACTGCAACAAGAATAACAACTTGGTCAATAGGTATTCTTGTGTTCTCTTCAAACATGACGCAATACGCCGCACCTTGCATGAAATAGTTATCGATGTATTCTGCTTGTTTAGGTTTGTTTGCTGTCTTAAAGTCTATAATAGATAGTCTACCATCAAACTCTGCGATACAATCTACACGACCGGCAGTCTGTAGATGCTTAGAAGACATTGCTTTTTCTTGGAAGTGTATATTGTCTATACGATGAAGTAGAGGTAAGATACTATTGAACATAGATTTCTCACCCGGACCTTCTAAAGTTGGTTCTTTATTATTCAGATAATCTTCACAGTGATAATGAAATCGTGTTCCTCTAGCAGATGCTTGGCGAGATATCTTGTTCGCCGCCTCTTCACCCACACGCTTACGCCACTCCATTATACCTTTGCGAGTGTGCCAACCTAAAACTGTAGTCACTGATGGATATTTTTCTCCATTCTTCGTAACATACAGTCTTAGGTTGTCTGTTTGTTCAGTCTCTAATTCAGGAAACTGATAATCTTCATTAAGGTGCGTATAGTTTTTCAATTGCAAAATTTCATCCTCTAGTGTGACTATAGCACACAAATAACATTATGTCAACAATTTATTCATCATCATTAAGGTAGGAATCATCACCTTCGGGTGCCTTGGTAGGTGCCGGATCAGGTGGTGTTTCTGGTTCATAATCGATGAGTTCAATTGCTAAGTTTTCAACTTGTTCGTTACGAATTGCATAAGAACCATCACCAACTTTTCTTTGCTGATATAATTGAATAGTTTCAGTTAATCCATTGTCCGTAACATATGTATCAACTGCAGTCAAAGTATCATCATCCATGGTACCTGATGCTGTTGCACCAATCATAGTCTGAAGATTACTAACTGCAGTTTCAACATCAGTTCTCAAAGCAAAATCAAATACACACAAGTCTAAACCCTTCGGTAAACTGTCACCGGAGATGACATCCCAATAAGTTGTTTTATAACTTGCACGAACATCATCATTATCGGTTTGGTCCTCCGCCCATTTGCTTAAATAAAAAGCAACGCTTTGACCGTATGTATCTAATGACATAGTTTTGTTCCTTCCTAAATCATTGCTTTCGCAAGTTCTGCTGTTTCATCATTACGGCGGGTCCAACCTCTACCGAATGTTTCAAATGTTGAAAGGGATTCATAGAATGCTTGACGAACTTCTTTGTAGTCATCAATAGTTTTTTCTAATCCTTCACTCTCAACATAATTTGCTAGTGCTTTCAAAGTGTTTGGTCCAATACCGCCATCGGCAGTAGTACCAATCATTGACTGTAGTTTCTTAGCGGCACGACCTGTACCACTGTTAACTGCCCAATCAAATACTGCTAGGTCCAAACCCGAAGGAAGGTCATCACCTTTTACTCGGTCCCAGTAGTTTTTCTTATAGAGTGGCGCAACATCTTCAGGAGTTAAGTCCCGCATGTCTTTTGTTCCGCCCCATTCTTCCCACACTCTTTTGGTTACTCCTAGATTTGTTTCGCCGCCAGGGTCTTTTGGGTGATTGACATATCCACCTTCATGGTGAAGAATAGTCTCTAAACACTTTTCAAAGTTTTCGCTTGCCATTTACTTTTCCTTCTTAATTAAAGTCCATGCACCCCAAGCGATTGCGCCATAGGCGGCAATGTCTGCTAGAGGTGATGCAATTAGAACAACAACACCAGCAACGATTAAAACTGCTCCGTCCCAAGATGTTCGTTCTCCTAGTCTTGCGTTAATCCATGTTCTCATGTTTGTTCTCCTTTCGTTAGGCACATCTCTTCATCTTTTTATCGATGCTTTCAAACATACCTGAATATTGTTTTTGGTTTTTACTAATTATATATTCTTTCACCAAACCACTTCTCACAATGTCTTCTTCGTTGAAATCAATCATCTCAAAAGACTTCATTTCTTTTATAATGTCCATGAATTGAATGATACCATTCTGTTCGTTATGGTTCTTCAAATCAGTCTGCATAAAGTCGCCACAGAAAGCGATGCGTGAATTTTCTCCAACTCTTGTTATGATTGTGTCTAACTCATGAAAGTTTAAGTTCTGACACTCATCAACAATAATAAAAGCATCTCTTAATGTAATACCTCTGATGTAAGATGTTGGAATAAACTCAACTACATCTTGATATTTAGCAAGTTCGTATGGATTCTCTACACCTGGAAAGAGTTCTTCAAAAAGAGAGTAGTAAGGTTCTGTGTAAACACTCATCTTCTCTTCTTGTGAACCAGGTAAGAAACCAATATCTCTTGTAGGTAACATTGACCTAACGATATAAACTTTCTGCTGGTCTACTCTTTGCGATAAGACTGCTTGCATTGCAAGATAAATCATAATAAAAGTCTTACCTGTTCCCGCACATCCATGTAGCATTAAATGTTTATCATCTTTGAATGCTTCAAATGTTTTTATCTGATTATCAGTCATAGGACTGATTTTCTTCATTGAAGTTTTAGTTAAACATTTTGCTTTTACTGCTAAGGACTTCTGTTTTGACATGTGTTCTCCTTTTTATTACTGTCAGACATAATTAAGGACGCATCAAACACATAATCATTTTTTATGAAATGGACATTCTCCTTTTTTCTGTTTTTTCTGTGTATACCCGAAAACGCTCAGTGCTTTTCGATATGCTTTAGAACCTTGCCAGAAAGAACTCATGTAATGAAAAATCTCTCTGTCTCTTTCTTGTTCATATTCATTAGACCTTCTTACTTCTAATGGAATTTTTTCTCTTTTAATAGGAACATGTGTAATTAGTGGGTCTCCAAAATTAACAGAAAACTGTATTCCTTTCTGTTTAACAAAAAAGAACATATTACTTTCATTCCAATAATCTGTGTTTAATATCCCAGGCATTGCTTGTAAAACTGGGTCAAACTGATAAGTTGGATCCATATACAGAACACTATATCCAGGAGGAGTAATCACTCGCCATGGTGTTTCTAATTTCAAAAGAACCTTACACCATTCTTCAGGTAGATGTTCTTTCATTGTACTATACTGTAATGATGGGTGAGTTTTCCATCTAGGTAAAACTTCAGGTCTCTTTTGAAACTTTCTCCAGTCGCCGATTTCTTCAGTTGTAAATCCTTTACCTTTTAAGTATTCATGTATCTCTAAAGCATCCGGATCAACCGTTGACAATTTACAGTAATCGCCATTATCTTCACCATCTTTCGCACCCAAAACACTTGCATCATTAGTGGATGAATGCGTTAGGATATTAGCACCGTCTAATGTAACTGTACAAATTGAGTTCGCCCAAAACGGCATAGTATATCCAATTGTCAGAATGTCTTGCATACCAGGACAACTTTTGATAGTGTGATTGTGGGTATTAAAATCTGGATGTATTCCGTGAGGAGCAGTTCTCTGAAACTCATTAGAAAGAGGAGCATCAGTCTTAAAATTTTTAGGTAACTCTTTGAACCATCTAGGCATGAACTTACCGGTAGGAACAGGAGGTGCCCATTTTTCCATACCTTCTACATGAGACACATATTGTATCTTAGGAGGTTCATATGCTTTCTTCTGCAACCAACCTGCAAAATCATATATTACATCACGAACACTCATTTAATTTTCTTCCTATGTTTTTCTAACACTTGTTTTGTTTTGATTTCCGCATTTGTTTTAGAGCGGTAAGAATCCAAATTAGAACCAGGATTCTTTTCTGCAATCTTTGACATGACTTCTTTGAATCCATCCGATTGTTTATCTCGTACAGAGACACCGCCAACAATTGCTGGCGCAGTCACAATGGACTCCAGATGTGGGTTTGTTTTTTTGAAATCATCCAATTCAGATATTCTCATGAAATGGTCTTCGACTTCTCCAGTTGCTTGATTGATAAAACTATATGTTGGCATACTTACATCTCTATTTAGATTAGTGCATTTGCTTACGCTTGAGTTCTTCAAGGTGTTCAATTACTTTTTGCCAGTAATCTTTGAACCATGGGTCTCTCGCACGGTCTCTTGCTAGTTTAAGAAAGATGAGGCGTCTTTCAATTGTAGGAATATTCATACCAGTAAGGCACCTCTCGATTTTTCCATTTTGCAAAACCTTTCTTCGCTTCACGATAGAAGTTGCGATATGCTTTAATACTGTCGCCTTCTACCATACACTGAGGGAACTGCTTCATTGCTTGAGGCGGTTCAACAAAAGGTGTGTTAGGAATGTTTGTTGGGGGTGTTGCTAAAATCTCGTGTAACAGCGTATAACTGGAGTGCGGGTGTCCATATCGATAGACGAATTCTCGGTGCAGTTCCACCCAGAGATTGTACAACCAGAGATAATGAGACTTAGACTGGCGAGTCCAAACACCAGACGGATGATTGACATGACATGCTTTGTATATGATGTTCTCATAATTGTCTGATAGTTTCCAGCGTTGTACTTTACGACCGTTCTTAGATAGACCTGTGTATTGCACGCCGTCAAGCACCCTGTGGGCGGTTGACATAAGTTGTGCATACTCGACAAGCATCTTAGACACATGTGCATCTACATGCCACTCAGCACAGGTTTTAGGGTCATTGTGTAGATAGAAAATATTCATACTCACCTCTGTATCATATATGTTACATTATATAGTTTTATGCTCTATATGTAAAGCATTATTTACATACGCTCTTCTAGTTTGCGCTGTAACTTTCTCCAACGCTTGACTGCTTCTTTCTTCTTGCGTTGCTTTTTGTCTGAAGGTTTCTCATAGTGAGAACGCATCTTGAGTTCTTTGAGAACTCCTGCTTTCTGTACCTTCTTCTTAAAGATACGCATTGCTTTTTCTAAGTTACCATCATAGACAGTAACTTTGAGACCTTCATCTCTAGGTTTGTCATTTCGTCTGTTGTGTTTGTAGTTTTGTCTATTCATTCTCTCAATATACTCTATAGTTTTGCTTTTGTCAATAGACTTTTCTCATATTTACCAAAATTCATGGCAATAGTTACTCTGTCCTTAGACAACTCAAAATTACTCTCGTTTTTTCTAATGTAGGGAACGCTATGTAACAAGTATCCAGGAAACAAAACTAATGTACCTTTTTGTGCAAAAGAACGGTAATCTTTAGTTGTTACTGGTGTTACATCAGTTACATCATAGTGGTTATGAAATGTCCAAGTATTAGGATTCAAAAACAAAGTTGGAGTTAAATCATCTGTTGCATAATATATCGCACAAACTTCATGTACACCGTGATTATGTGCTTCTTGAAAATGATACCCTTCAACATAACGATTGAACCACATTTGAGTGATATGATTTTTTTTATTTGGTTGATACCAACCAACATGCGTCATAAATTCATTAGCATACTTTTCAATCACTTCTATAAATGCAGAGTTTTTTCTTGCCAACTCATGGTTAACTTTTTCGTTTTGAAATGAAGTTAATAATTTACAATCCCAAAACTTAGAGGCGTGAGTTTCATCTATTCCCTCAGACAACTCACGCACAGAACTAAGTAGTAACTCATTATCTACTTCATCACTAATATCAATCCTCGCAATAGGATGAGGAAAAACATAATCTATATTCAATATCAAAACTCCTAATTAGATTTTATCAATATTATCATCATCTTCTTTTAGAAGATTGGTTCGAACTTTTGCAATGTA